CCGGCCTGCGCGAGCTGGTCGAACATCTCCGAGTTCAGGCCCAGCTTCTTCAGCTTGGCCAGCACGTCAGCGAAGTGCTTCGCCTGGTCACGAGCCTGCGTAAGCTGCTCGATGATCCCGGTGAAGCCGCCTTCCATGTGCGTGACGTTGGCGTCGTCGACGATCTTCTGGGCGATGCTTGCCGCGTAGTCGGCCTTCGCCTTCTTGAGGTCGGCGAGGTTCTTCTTCGCGTCGTCGAGCTTGGTGTTGATCGAGTCCCAGGACTTGAGCAGGGTGTTGAGCTTCGACTGGTCCGACTTGAGCGTGGCCGTCAGGCCCTTGCTCAACTTGGCCTTGCTGATCTGGGCGGTGAGTCCTTCGAGCGACTTCTTGACGTTGTCGTACTGGGACTCCAGGCCCTTGATCAGGCCCTTGATGATCACGACACCGGCGTTGTAGAGAAGGACCTTGTCCTTGGGGAGGGGGCCCTTCCAGTCGGTCAGCTTGCTGGTGAGGTCACCGAGCTTGGACTTGACCGAGCTGAACATCGAACTGATACCGGAGATGAAGCCCTTGATGAGCTCAATACCGGCGTTCTTCAGCGTCGACCCGAGCGAGCTCAGCGCGGCCTTCGCCTTGCCGGGCAGCTCCTTCACCTTGGCGACTGCCTTGCCGATCCACTCGGAGACCGTCGACACCAGTGAGGTGAACTTGGAAACCGCGGTCGTGCGGATCGAGTTCCAGCCGTCCACGAAGAACTGCTTCATGGACGACAGGCCGTCGAGGACGATCTGCTTGGCGCCCGTGAAGAACAGCCGGACGTAGCCGGTGATGGACTTCCAGCCGTCCGAGAAGAACTTCCCGATGGCCTTCATTCCGTCCAGCGCCAGGCCCTTGGCCCCCGTGAAGAACAGGCCGATGTACCCACGGATCGCCGCGAAGGCTCCCGTGAACAGATCGGTGATGGCCTTCCAGCCAGCCTTGAACAGCGCACCCAGACCCTTGAGGGCCTTGCCTGCGGTGCCGAGGATGCCGACGTTGAAGAAGAACTCCAGCGCGCCGAGGATGATGTCCCAGACGCCGTGCAGCATGTCGACGATGCCGTCCCAGATCTGCTTGAGATCTGCGCCGAGCTGGTCCCAGTTGCCGGTGAAGAGGTCGAGGAAGAGTTGGAACCATCCGGAGACGTACTCCCAGATTCCGACGAAGTACTCCTTGAGTCCTTCGAGGACCAGGCCCACGCCGTTGATGGCGGCGACCAGGGCGCCGGCCAGTAGCTCGACGATGAACTGGATGACCGGTACGAGGATCGGCATCAGGAAGTTCACGACCGAGAGCAGCGCTTCGATGAAGGGCTGAAGCGCCTCGACCACGCGTGTGACCGCGTCCGCCAGGGGCGGGAGAACCGACTGGATGACCTCGCTCAGCATGGGGAGGAGTGGTGTGATGACGGCCGAGATGATCTTCAGTGCCGTCTCGATCAGCGGCTGAAGCGCCGACATGACCTGACCGAGCGCGTCGGCGAGGACCGGCAGGATCGGGGCCAGCGCATCCATGAACGCGGAGGCCAGCGGCATGGCCGCCTGGAGGATCTGCTGGAAGATCGCAGCGATCGGAGGCAGGATCGTCGACAGGAAGCTGAACGCGGCGCCGAGCATCTGCCCGACGACCGGGACCATCTGCTCGATGACCGGGGCCAGCGTCTCGAACGCCTGCGTCAGCGCGCCGCCGAGGAGCTGGATGATCGGCGTGAGCTGCGGGGCGAGCGTCGAGAACGCACCCGCGAGCGGGATGATCGCTGCCGAGACGAGCTGGGCGAACACCGGCAGCGCCGCGCCGACCACCGAGAGGATGGCGCCGAGCGCCTGGCCAACCGGGGCCAGCGCGGGAGCGAGGGCCTGGACCGCGCCGTCGAGGCCGGTGAACAGATCCTTCACGCCCTGCGTCACGGCCGGCTGCGCGAGCGCGTCAGCGATGGCGCCGAACGCCGTGCCGATGATCTCGCCCGCCTGGGGCAGGACCGTCGTCGCGAGCTTGCCGATCTCGGTGAACAGGTTCTTGACCGCCGGACCGGAGCGGCCGGCGATGTTGTTCATGGCGACGTGCGCCGCGTTGAACACGTCGACCAGGCCAGCCTGGAAGCCGGGAGAGTCGACCGTCTTGTGGATGCTCGCGAGCGCGTCGTTCAGGGAGCCGAGGGACGTACCGCCCGCGTCGGTCGCCGCCTTCGCGACACCGGACAAGATGCCGTAGACGTTGTAGAGGACGCCGCCCAGATCTTTCAGGGCCTGGATGCCCTGGTCGATCTCGGCCTTGATCCCGTTCTCGCCCTTGGCCTTGAGGAAGTCGGCGAACTGCTTCGACAGGTTGACGAACCACTGCGAGAGCTGCGGCAGGTAGGACGTGCCGACCTTGCCGAGGGTCGCGATGATGTCGGCGAACGCACCCGTGCCGGTGGTCGCGATGTTGATCGACTTCGAGAGGTCGTCGAACATCTGGCCCATGGCCGGCGAGAGGGAGGTACCGAGGTTCTTGGCGAACGACCCGAAGAAGCCGCCGAGTTCGGTAGCCGTGTCCGCGACTCCCTTACGGAAGGCGGGGAGTAGGGCGTCGACCATGTGCCGGATCGGCTCTTCGGCCTTGGCCCAGAAGTTCTTGCTGATCGTGTCCTGGAGACCGGAGAGGGTCTGCTTGACCTCGGGGATGACCTTGTTGAAGTCCTTCAGCGCGGCGATCGTGACGCCGATGCCGACCGCGAAGCCGCCCATGAGTCCGGGCAGGAGCGCGACCGTTGGTCCGATCTGCGCCAGCGACGCCGACAGGGAGAAGAGGTTGCTCGCGGCCGACAGGGCGAAGCCGGCGACGCCAGCGATGGCCGCAGCCAGGGAGCCGATGACCGGGACGCTGCGGTCCAGGTTCATCAGGGTCTCGCCGATCTCACCGAACAGCTTCTTCAGCACGCGGGCGCCGGACAGCATGGCCAGGGCCGTGCCCACCTTGGCGAGCGCGGCCTCGTTCAGCTTCGGGATGATCGAGACGGTGCGCGGACGGGTCAGGACCCCGAGTCGGGCGGAGGTCGCCAGGCTGGAGGAGGCTGCAACGTCCGGCTCGATCTTGATCTTCTGCGGGCTGTTGCGGTCCCGCCAGTCGTCGAGCTGCTTACTCATGTCGCGCAACGACTCGTCGCTGATCTTCAGCTTGACGTCGCCGGCATCGAGCTCCGTCTGGAGCTGGACCTTGGAGCCAGACTTCGCCTTGTCGTTGTACTTCCGGATCGCCTTGGCCAGCTCGCCGGTCATGGTGCTCGTGTCGATGCGGGTGTAGAGCTTGATCTTCCGCGCGTCCGAGTTCCGGTTGCGCTGGTTGATCTTGTTGATCTCTTCGAGCATCTGCCGCTCGAACCCGGCCATGTTCGGCATGACCTGGACCTTGACTTCGAGCTTGGACTCGATCCTGTCGAGCTGGTTCTGCGCAGTCCTCTTGAAGTCGTCGGTGTTCGGCAGGACGCGGACGCTGACGCGCCCGATTACCTGGCCCTGGGGCATACGCCTACCTCCGGGTGGTGAACTTCTTGTAGATGTCCGCCACCGAGATGCGGCGAGCGGGCTTGTCCTTCTGGCTCTCCTTCTTCTTGGGAGCCTTGGGACGTGGCCACGGCTGGAACTTGGGCGCCTTGCCCTTGCCCCACTGGCCGGTGGCGCGAGTGTTCTGGTTGAGCGCGTCGAAGATGTCGGCGGTCATGTGGCGGTCGATGCCCCAGCCGAAGTGCTCACGGCCGCCGGACGCGAGGGCGACGGTGAGCGAGGTGTCGGGAAGCCTCTGCACGAGCAGGTTGACCAGTGCCGGCGAGGGCCCCCGGCCTGCGATCACCTCGGTCAGGTCGACACCGAAGTGAAAGAGCAGGTCGGGGTAGATGCCCTCGCCGTACGAGTCGATCAGCTCTGCGAGGCCGAGGCTTCCCCCACCTGGGTCCCGCTGCCGTAGGCGTCGAAGATCTGGGCCAGGACGGCGAGGTCGCTACCCACCTCGTCGAGGAGCCGCTTGCCCGCGGTCTCGTTCTCGGCGACCAGGGCGATGGCCTCGGACAGCACCGCCTCCTGGTCGACGTCGTCGCCTTCGAGCTTGGACTGGATGGACAGCAGCTCGGCGCGGGCGGCCTTCGACAGGCGCAGCGGGTTCAGCAGGCGGACGACGAAGCCGTCAGCCAGCTCGATGTCGGTCGAGCCGTACTTGGCCTCGGCGGCGGCACGGATGTTGTCGAGAGAGAAAACGGCCATGGGGTTGCGGACCTCCAAGAGTGTGATGGTTGATCAGGAAGCGGACCTCGAAGGGGAGCCCCGAAGGGCCCCCGGCGTGCGAGGAGGTCCGCACCACTCGCACGCCAGGGGAGAAGGTGAGTTCCGCGGGAGCGAAACTTACACACTGGGTCAGGAAGCCTGGCCGGCAACCCACGCAGTGCCGTTCCAGTACGCCTTCGAGGCGTCGCCGAGAACGACGTGCTGACCCGTGGTCCACGCGCTGGTCGGCGTGGCGATGACGTCGGCCAGGGCCGCCAGGTTGGCGGGGGCCGTGGTGCCGGACGGGGTGAACGAGCCGGGGGAACCGGCGGTCGCGCCCGTGGCAACAGCGCTGCCGAGCGGCGTGATCGCGTAGGTCCAGGAGTTGGCACCGTAGGCCATCGGCTTGACGCCGAGCGGCAGGCCGGCCAGGGACTCGGTGTCACCGAAGGACACGTCGTCGGCCCGGTAGATCTCGGCCTTGGGCGCGTAGAACGCGAAGACGTTCTCGCCGTCCACGAACACCGCGAGGAAGGCGGCCTGGGTCGGGGTCGGGTCCGAGGGGACACCGACCGAACCGTCCGTCAGGATCGGCGCGTTCGAGCCGTAGTAGAGCTTCAGGCCGTCCACGTCGAACTGCTGAAGGGTGAAGGCCATGGTCTCGGTACGCGCCGAGTACTTGGTGCGCAGGCTCTTGTTCTGAAGCGACCCGATGACGGTCGCCTCGCCACCCTCGGAGGAGATCGAGAAGATGTCCTCCAGGCTGGTGTGACCGACGTTCGACCACGGGGAGGTCGGGACGAGCAGGTCGGCCGGGATGTCGGTACCTACCGGAGCGGTCAGGTAGTTACCGCTTCCGATGACGAGAGTGGCGTTGTCGTTCAGTGCCACGAAGCAGTCTCCTTACTGAAGGGGGAAGGGGCGGGTCCGCGGCTTGCGGATCTCGATGTCGTAGGTCGCCTCGTAGCGCCAGACACCAGTCGGAAGGTCCGCGTACTGGACGGGCCCGGTGGCCGTAGCCCAGTCGGTGACCCGTCGAGGAGCGGAAGAGAGGTCGGCGCGCGTGATGTGACCGCGGCCGGGGACGACCTTCTGTGTCAGCCAGGCGTCCCGGATGACGACGCGTACGGCCTCGGAGAGGATCGCTGCGTCCTCGTCGCCGTTGGGGTCCTGGCTGAAGGTGTGGATCGCGACGCGTGCAGCGTCGAGGAATCGGGTGTCGCCGCCCCAGTTCCCGAAGGACGGGTCGCGGCGGACCAGGACGAGGGGGAACCCCTGGTTCTTGGCGATCAGGGACTTGACCTCGATGCCAGGCAGGCCGTCCCGTAGGACGGCGAGCATGAGGTCTTCGACGGGAGAGAGCTCAGCGAGCGCCTTGATCTCTGCGGGCAGGCCGGCCATCAGCCTCGCCCCCCGCCGCGCTTCTTCTTGGCCTTGACCTTGACGACCTTCGGGACGCTGGCCTTCGGGCCTCCGCGCTTGGGCAGGTGCGACGCCTCTTCGAGGATGTGCAGGCCCTCCATCGCGCCGACCTCGTAGGTGGTGACGGCCTTGCCGGCGTCGTCCACGACCACGACTTGGTACGCGTTGCGGCCGTACTCGATCGAAAGGGCGGAGTTGGCGCCGGTCCCCTTGTTCGTGGCGTTCTTGTCTTCGAGCACCACGTAGGCGTCGATGTTGCCCTTGGCCATGTCGATGCTTGCGATGCCCTCCGCGCGGTGCTGCTTCAGCAACTCCTCGGCACGGACGGCGATCTCGAAGGTGCGCTCCCAGATCTCGGCCTGAACGCCCTCGTGTTGGGCGATGACCTTCGGGGTGTTCTTGTAGATGAAGGCCATCAGCTCGGCCTCTCGCGGATGTCGAGCGCCCAGTGCCGCGTCTTGCGCTCCCCGTGGTGGTAGGCCGGCGGTGAGACGACGTCCCAGACCTGGCCGAGCACTTCCACGCGGGACCACAGCGTGACGCCGTCGAGGTCGGCGTCCACGATCATGCGGGTGATGTTGATCTGCTGCTGACCGGGGACCTCGGCCCTGGCGCTGCGCTGCGGGATGAGCGCGCACCGGACCTCGTACGGCCCGTCGCCGTCTGCGACCTGGACCTCGTTGCCGCGGTTGTCGAGGTGGACGTGGGTCTTCCAGACCTTCGCGAGCACACCGCGTCTGCGTTGCATCGAGCTCACCAGGGCTCCACCTCGTCAGCGAAGAGGGGGAACTGCTTCGAGCTTCCGGCCACCGGGACGTAGCCGGGGCCGCGATGGATGCGGCCGTTCCAGGCCGTGACCTCCGCGGAGACCAGGCCGGTCCGGCGACCGCCCAGCTCGGCGAGCATCTTCTGCTCGTCGTGCGTGAAGTAGACGGTGCCGGCGTTCTCGCCCTGGGTGTCGTTCCAGCCCAGCGTCTCGTCGCCGGCTCGGGACTGCGTGTAGCCCGAGGGGTTGGTCATGTACCGCTTGCACGCCTTGAGGACGAGCGTCCTCATCAGGCGGGGAGCGGTGGAGGACGGCTCCCAGTCGCGGCCTGCGTAGCCGCGGGCCAGGTCGGATGCGTCCTCAAGAGCTGAGGTAGCGATGCGCTCCTCGTCAGCGTCGAGCGTCCAGTCCAGGCGGGCCTTGAGCTCGTCGAGTGTGGCGAAGTCCGCCAAGTGGTTCTCCTTCACTCACGAGGAGGGGCGGAGGTGCGCAACTTGCACACCCCCGCCCGCTCACTCAGCCAGATCAGACAGTCGGGCCGTCAGCGTTCGCGCTCACGCCAGTGATGGCGGCGAGTTCCTTCTGCTTCAGGTCCGGGCCGTCCGGGTCGGGCAGGACGTCCGCGGTGGCGTCGAGGTCGAGCTCGATCGCGCGGACGAAGTGCTCGTACTCCGAGACGAACGCCTGGCCGGACGTGGCGTCGCGGCCGATGAGGATGTCCTCGACGGAGCGGAAGCCCTTGTAGGTGTTGACCACAGAGCGGTCGACCAGGCGGGTCGCGTCGTAGTCGCGAATCCAGCGCAGGGCCACGCCGTTGTGCGAGGCGGAGGCGCCGAAGGGGACGGACTGCGGGACGGACGGGGCGCCGGTCGCGAAGATGAACGCGGACTGCGTCATGGCGACGGCCTTGTCCGCGGGCAGCTCGTTGGAGACGACGATGTTGAAGCCGTAGCGCCGGCCGATGGTGGCCTCGCGCAGAGCGGAGACGGCCTCGGCCTCGCCGACGTTGGAGGCCAGGTTCAGGC